ATCACAAAGGTCTTGACTTTTTTGTAAAACAACACTACCTTCTCTAACGGAATCATTGCTGGTTGCATTAGAAATATCTGATGGCGGGTAGCTCCCGTAGGACAGGAAACTGTCGCCAGAGATGAGTCCTCACCTACCTACCAAAGCGGGCCTCATGCTCCGTGTAGGAAAGGTTACGGGATCGCAACGGTGGCCGTCACACGTCACCAAGCGGTTCTAGCAAAAAGTCCCGTATCAGGGAAACCTGATTCAATATGGTTCGCCCAGCGGGACTCCAATTTTATGCAAGGTCGTCTAATGGTTAGGACATCGCGCTCATAACGCGAGAATCTGGGTTCGACTCCCAGCCGTGCCACCAACTTCTCCAGTTCAAATTCCTGCAAAGCGGGGCTCAGCCTCCGTCAGGTATGTCTGGATGCGCTGACCGAAAGGTTGCCGCTTAAATCGGGGGAGGCAATGAGGGGCAAAATCGGGTGGAATCACCATGAAGGTGCGATCTCGACGTAGCAGCGACCTGATCCTCCCCCAACCTTTTTCTGTTCATGATCGTTAACTATCACTAAATGTTCACGATTCTTTACTATACATAAGTAGTAAATGCCATTTACCACCCCAGAGTAGTAACAGAGTATTTTGTTAAAAAAACGTAGCCGTTTTTGTCACCGGGGTTTTTTAGGAAAAATTTGTAGGGGACTCCAGTATGCGGCGACGATACAACCTTTGACCGCTGAGGGTGGTGCGCGTCCCTACCGCTTCCCAAATAAGGGATTCCTTACTCAAGGGCCGGCCCTGCTCCCTCGCTTCGCTCGGTCGCTTGTCCGCTTCGCTTCCGTTCCGCTTCGCTCACTACGCTTCGCTTCCTCCCGCTCGCTTCGCTCGCGCTGTGGGCTCACGTTGTTCGCCCATTGATCCGCATAGTCCGCTTGGCAACGCTAGACGCTCACAGGCTCCGCATATCACAGATATGCTCCGCGCTCTGCTCGCTTGCCCCTCGGCTCACGTTGTTCGCCTCGGGTATCCGATGGCACAAGGCCATCGCTCCCTCGTCTATTGTGTCGCCCCCACTCGGGGATAAACCCGCTCGCTAGGGCTCACTAACCCAGACAACCCCATGCTCAACAAGTTCACGCTCACCTTAGGCTCCTCCGCCATACTCGGGAAGATCTTGCTAGCCGCATTACTTAGGTCCAATACCCGCCGGCTATTCTCCAAGACTGACATGGCGTCAAGCTCCGCTATCGCTCCGCTTGAGCGCGCAAGCGCGCCGGCCATGTTCGTCCGGAAGGTCGCGGCGGTTTCTGTCAAGTGGCGTGCGAGCGCATCAGAAGTTCGTGACACGCTAGGTACATCGCTATGTCCCTTCTCTCTCTTTAGCTCAACAATTTCCTCCGCCTTCTTTTGTAGCTTGTGTGCGGTAGTTGCTGTCTCCCAGAGTTCGCGTTTTGCCCATTGGCGGACGGTGTTTGGTTTGAGTCCGTGGAGGCGTGCCGCTTCTGTTAATGAGCCTGTTGCGAGGTATGTGGCGCGTACTGCGTCTCTGTTTACTGCGAGTGGTTTTGCCATAGTGTTGCAAAAGGGTGACATAGCTGTTACACGGTGTCTAGTCATTTTATAGGGGAGAAGACTCTCCCCTCGGCCAAGCCCTTCGGTCTTGTCCTCCCCTCTCTGCGGGGGTAAACCCCCGCAACGCCCCCATTTATTGTCGGCCTATGGCCTATGTATGTATATGTTAATGCGTAGTTGCTTGGCGCACATAGCGCGGGTGACTTAATGTTTATGAGTTATTAATCTTCCCTTCGGTATTGAATAAGCATTCGGCTGACGTTAGTATGCCTAACATAGCGGGTAGTGTATGATTTAACTTGTCGCGCCGTGGCGCTTCCTAGGCACGACCGGCCCGAACCGGTCGCCAGTCCTTACCGGGATTGCATCCCGGCCCCTGCTTATTGACTCGATTTTTTTTGAAAAAAAGCTTGGAATCCGTCACTGTAATGCTATTCTTATTGTGTCACCGGAACCCGCGAAACCTTAAGGCCGAAAGGCCGTCCCCGACAAGGGGGGTGAGGAAAACGGTGATTGATCGCGTTAGAACTGGACGCGCCGCCTCCTTGAATGAGAGGGTCCGAGAGCACCGAAACGGGTTAGCATCCGCTAGGACGACCGGACCAAGCGCCGCAGATTTTCGCTCCGCAGGGTGATCCCCTCGCGGTTAGCAGGCCCGCCAGACGCCGCCCCAGTGACCGACGAGATCAGCGATAAGCACGGAGTCCGCCCGAAACGTAGCAGACGGGACGCTCCGATAATGACCCACGGATCATCCCCGCCATGTCATAAGTAAGTCAACTAACTAACAACTAACTAACTTAAGTTTCCAAAAAAAATTTCCGCCTCCGGCGGCTGGGGCTTTACGCCCCAGAGGCTGGGAGCTATCGCTCCCTTTAGCAAACAACAACAAACAACACAACACGCAATATGAAAAACACGCAAATCCTCAACGAGAGAGGCATCAGTCCCGGCCTCAGAATGGCTCTGTACGAGTTGTTCACGCAAGGGCATAAGAGGAAGGAAGAGATGGTCACTCTCCAGTTCCTCAATAGCGATGACCGCAAGGAGTTAGATAAGTATTTTCATCGGCGCTTCAATAAGGCCACAGAAACCCGCCGCGCTCTGAATGAGAAAGGCAAGCGCGTACTCCGCGACCTGTTCTTCGAAGAGGTTAAGAAGCGCGGTCCACTTAAGGAGGAAGTTCGTCGCTTCCGTCCTCTGATGTATTTGTTCGACGACTTCATGAGTGACTTCGATGCAATCACCATCCGGAGGTTCGCCAATAAGAACAAGATTGACCTTATGGATGCGCGCATCAAAGCCGGCCAGAAGCTCGCAACCTTCGAGAAGCACATCATCGAGATGGCTAACGAGCGCATCGAGGCGCTTCGCAGGCAGAAAAAAGTTCCTCTGTACCTAGAGCTTCCCCTATTCGCTTGCTCCGGTGAGCTAGAGGCCGATCAGATGAAGGTCGGCAAGGTTTCCAAGATAGCCCGTAACAAGGGCGCTAATCATCGCGTCACCTATGCGTGGAAGTTCAACGACAAACTGGACTTCGGCGTAGACGGCGGAGGTCAGGCGGAGACCCGCTTCCTTATCGAAGGAAGCCTTCCGGACCTCGTTTGCAACTGCGTCGAGAAGATCGGTGAGGCTCGCCGTAACGGAGGTCATATCCACATCAACGTGCAGAACAACGAGACCATCGCAGAGACCGTGTTCCTGTCCTTCAGGTATCACTTGTCTTGGTTCCGCTGGCTCGTTCCCGCTGTCCGTCGCCACCATCGCTGGTGCAACATCGACTCAACGCCTGACAACTGGCGTTCTGCTCGGAACGAGAAGGCTTGCGCCATCAGCGGAAATAGCTACTACCGGACCGGTACGGTCGAGATCCGTCTCTGGCCTACGTCCGACAAGGCTACCGAGTGGCGCGGTCGTGCGGCGCTCATGCAAGCCATGGCTAAGTGGGGTGTGGAACGTGCCTTTAATGGCGTCTTCCAGATCAACAAGTCCGTAGGCGAGGCCGCATGGACGGAGTTCTTCTGCTGGGCCGCGAAGAAGCATCCGGAAGGTCTACGCTACGCATTGCGTACGCTACGCCGCAAGATGCGTACTTGCTCAGAAGAAGTTGATCGCGTGGAGTGCGGTCGCCTCTATCAACTGTTCCTTGACTCTGGCGTTACAGTGGCGGGTTTCCGTCGCCGCTCAGAGGACTCGCAAAAGAAAGAGGAGGTTATTACCCTCACTCAGGACACAATCAACACACCTAACTTCTAATAATATGTGTAAGCTCGCAGGTTGGACAAACGTTAAGAACTCGCCGCTCCCGAAGGGGGCCGCAGATCGCGCAATCATGGCCGCGCATGAGGTCATCAAGACAACGGAACGCGACGGCTTCGGCGTTGCTCAGTACGGGACCAGCGGTCTCCGTATCCGGGCAATGGAGCCGGGAGAGTTCAAGTCTCTTGACTCCATCGCGTCTCTACATCGCAGGGCCGGCAAGGCGGCTAACGCCTTTGCTACGGCATATCGCACTGACATCGAGGGCGTCTACCGGCCAGCATCCGGTATGATTATCCACGGTCGCACGGCAACGTGCGGAGTGTCCTTGCAGAACGTCCACCCGTTCCGCCGCAAGGGCTGGACACTCGCGCATAACGGGGTCATTAGCTGGGAAGGCGCGGCAGGTACGGACCACGAGAAGGTGTCTTGCGATAGCCAGCACTTGCTCATCGAGATGGCCGATAATCCAGATATGAAGTCGCGCATGACGGGTATGCTCGACATCACCGGATATGCGGCTTTCCTCTGCTTCGACCCTAAGGGCAACATGACAGTCGCGGTCGATGACAAGGCTAGTCTGTACGCTGGCATTACGTCGAAGGGTCGTTGGATCTTCGGAACCAAGCCGACTATCGTGGACGCTATCGCGGACGCATGGAACGCCAAGGGGGTTACGCCGTATCCGCTCGACAACTGGACTTGGCTTGAGTTCGACAAGGACGGAGGCGAGCCCGATGTCAACGAGTGGTCACACGGTGAGACTAGCTACGCGCAAGCTCGCTATGCTCAGAAGTCACTCGGTCGCACTATCACCGGATACTCGACTCAGGCTGAGTTCTACCGGCCAACGCCCCCGGCTGGGACTCAGTACGGACTACCGGACCACATGAAGACGCGCCAAGCGGACTGGCGGTGGGACGGATACGGAGCGCCTACCGTTGACACTGCTTTGACTGCCGCCGAGGTAGACAAGCAACTCGCGGAAGAGGAGGCTCTAGCCGCCGCAGAGGAGAAGATCGCCCAGCAAGAGGGGATGCAACTCTGGCAGGAGTCGTGAGCAACCAATCCCGCTGGCGAATGGTCCAGCACATAGTGGCGGTCTTATTCAGCCTAACGATAGCAACTCTCGCTGACAGAATCCGTCGCCAATAAGAACGCGCAAAGGGGAGTTCGGGCTAAAAGCCCGGGCTCCCCTTTTTTTCTACCGGCGGCTCCTCGCTTCGCTCCTCACCGCCTCTCCCCTTTAGTCGGGGCGATTGGAATTTTCCTTGTCGGGGCGATTGTTGCGGAACCGCTTCTTGTAGTCGTTGAATTTGTGATCGACGGCATTGATCGGCATATTGCGAGACTTGAAGAACTTATCGCAAGCCCTATTGACGATGATCGACAGGTTGTGCATATAGTCCTCCCATTCCTTGTCGCTCGACTCATGGCGCGAGTATTCGTTATGCGGGACGTAGTTCCGATTGCGGGAGGTCTCCCTCCGATAGCAGTCCATTAAGTCGGGGCGATCAAAGTAATTGATCTCCTTGCCTTCGGCTTGCGCTCGCTCCTTGATAGGCGAGCTTGCGTAAAGCGGACAGTTGTAACGGTTTAGGCAATCCTTGGAATTGCAGAACTTAGAGTTGTGGAATGGGATCACAGGACGGGTTCCTCTGGCGCGGGGGCAAAATTAATTTTGTGATTCAGTCGTGCAGAAGCAATGATCATTACATTGTCGCAAGCCTCTGTGTAGTTGCCGTCATAAGTGTTTGCGGCGTGCCAGCACGATTCCATTCCTGACTTATACCATTCCATAAGCTCACGGAGCCTCTCGACCTCTGCCTCGCACTCCATGTCTCGGTCAATCATGGACATTGCTTTTGAAAGTTCCTCACGGAGCCTTGCGACCTCGTTGGTTAGTTCGTCTTTTTCATCAGTAAGCATTTCAATAACCAATGCCTTGTTACACTCATCACACCCATCTCCAAGAACACGCTCTCGAAGAGTTTCGCATTTGCATCCAAATGGTCTTTTGACCTCGTTGTCGGGTGTCTGAGGGTTCATTGGTTCCCTGCACTTACGGCAATACGACTCGTGATGGAAGTGGTCCGGCAGTTCCTCGCTCATGGCTCATACCCCTCAATCTGAGACATACAACGGGCATACCCCGCGATGTCGGTTAGGTTATCCCGCTTAGGCGTATGGGCGTGCCTAGCAAGCTTTAACAGGATCATCATGGCGGCTACGTCTGATGGCGACAAAAGCTCATCAGGGTTCCTCCTAATCGCAATATAGGCGTTCCACATATCCGCGATGCGTTCGTGGCCCCTTAATGCGTGGTCGTAGTCTCGGCGACGGTCACCGGAGGTGATCTCGATAGCCTCTTCTAGGATAGGTTTATTTTTCATTGCAACATCCGTCGCATCCGTGAATCTTGTCCTTGCATGGATCATCTGGATCAGGGTGTCCGATCCCATGAGGGCAAATGCGCTCCATAATCCCGCGATCCCCTCGCCAGTTCTGAGGCCAATCCCTCATATGGTGGTCGGATGGGTTATGAATACAGCAATGTTCTCCACGGCACTTGTCCTTATCGTGGACATTAAGGACGCGATCAGAGCCGACTAGGGTATAGGATTCCATATTTAATTAAGGCTTAGACCAGATATATCCCGATGATCCTATCTGCTGTTTTTGGACATACCCAAGCTCGGCATATTTCCTTTCTGTAACCTGACCTTGATACATGGCCGTAATACAAAAAGAAGAGAATCCAATAATGAGAACGGCAATAACAGCGTGCCATCCGATTGTTTCGTCGTAGCCGTTCATGACAAGACCTCCTTAATGTAATGCTCGATGTAGCAGATAAGGCAATCGTCGATGTTCTCGTCAAGAGCCCCGTGGTTGTATTCAGGAAGATCCTTGGTGTTAGCCTTCAGGATCTCGGCAAGGTTGTGAAGGCGATTGAGACTCTCGACAGCGGAGGCAAAAACCCTAGCCAACCGGACGGCCTCATCGGCGCTAGCCTTGTTGGAGATATACGCCACCGTGCGGCCCGTTGCGTCCTTGATGGTGTCGGCATCGGGGGTGAAGGGAAGCTGGAAAGCTTCGTTGCTTCGGTACTGTTCTGGAACGATTAGATCACTCATTGTTTATACTCCGATTAGTTCGTTTATCTTGTCTGCTATTTGTTTTGTTTTCCCAAGTGTATTTAGCTTGCGAATCTCCTTGAGGGCCTCGACGATCTGCTCGACGCCGAATAGACACTCATTGACACGGCGCTCCGCCGCCCATAGTTGCTCGTTCAACTCGATATTGCGCGAGTAGAGGAAATCATTAGAGGCCTTCATTTCCAAGAACCTCCTTCATAAGGGTGATGTCTTGATCCAGCAACTCGACATGGCGACGGGTTGCCCATACCTCAAAGTTCCTATTGTCGTTGGCCCACCAGCGAATGAGTTCATCTTCAGTCTTTTGGCGGATTTGTTTTTCAAGATCCTTACGAATGATCTTGGCTTGGTAGTAGAATGACAGAACGACGGCCACGACCGTCATGGAAACGATGAGGAGGCTCATGCGTAGGCGTCCTCCATCTCGATCTCGGTTTCCTCCGAGAGCTTGTCCGTGATGGCCTTTCGGGTCATCTTGATGTCGGTGACCAGCTTCTTGAGCATGGCCTTGGGGAGGACGGGTGACTCAGCCTTCCCGCACATCATGGCGCAGGTGAGCGCGGCCTCGATGCGTGAGAAGGAGTTGAGGGCTAGTTGTAGTTCTTTATTCATGAGGAGGCCATCATGGCATCCCCGCTGAATCAATCAAGAACTTTTTTCAACTTCTGCGAGATTTTTTTCCGGAACACTTCCACTTCTTTCTTGACAACCGGAGAGGACTGTTGGGGTCAGCCGCCGCCTTGGGGTGCTTTTTCATCTGCCCGTAGGAGCGGGTGCAGTAGTTGTCCCCCTTGGAAGTTCCGGGCGCAATCGAGTATCCCTTGGCCCCGTAACGCACGGTCTTCTTTCGTCCGGTCTTCGGGTTTGTCACGACTTTTTTGAATTTCTTTTCGCTCATGCGGGGAAAATAGCCTTGACACGAAGAAGGGGGAAGGAATTTCTTCCTCCCCCCTTCAGCCTAGGTGTTCAATATGGGGAACAACAATACCCTGTTCTAGGTTCTCCCTAGACTCTATTCCTAGCGATGTTTCAGAAGTTGACGTCCTCCGAGTAGTTGCCCTTGGGCTTGACGCTCAGGGAGAGGAAGGGCTTCCCCTGCTTTGAGGTCTTGTCCCAAATGGCGATCTCGAAATCCTTGCCCTCAACATTGAGAGTTCCGGAATACTTCGGGGCCTTGGGGTTCGCGCTGTTCTTGGGGAACGCCGCCCCGCTGTTGGTGTTGTCGTATGGCATTTCAGTGGTTTGTTGATCCTTCATCGAACCGGAGATACTGGCTCCGGAACTCTAATGGAATTGAGCCCCTAGCATGGGCTCGTGCTAGTCGGATGTCAAGCGCCCATTTGCGATTTTCTTCGTCGTGTCGGATGACCCAAAAAGAATCGCAATCATGTTCGATTGCCCTTGACTCACGCGAGGCTCCCTCCGCATTAAGCTGGGTGAGGGCGATGATCGTGATGCCGAGTTCCTTCGCAAGTTGCTTGAGGGTGCGGGAGACTTCGGCAACCTGACGTTCACGACTCTCCTTGCGGTCGGTCGGCTCGATGAGTTGGATGTAGTCAACAATAATAAGCTTGACATTGTGGGTGGCAACCATGCGACGAGCGGCGGCTCGGAGTTGCAGGGGGTTGATCTGACTCTCGTCGCGAATCCAAATGGGGAGCAACGATGCTTGCGTGATCCCGTTCTGAATCCGGTCGCGATCCTGCTTGGTGGGTTCCCGCGAGAGAACGCTCAAGTCAACTCCGGAGCATGAGGCAACGAGACGGTCCACGAGTTCCCCACTGCTCATCTCAAGAGAGAAGATTCCGACAGGGTTGCCAGCTTGCGCGGTACGCATCCCGATGTTCAGTGCCATTGCGGTCTTGCCTCCCTTGGTGGGAGCGCCGATGACAATCAACTGCCCTGCCTTCATTCCTCCGGTGAGTTCGTCAAGGGGCCTGAGGCCCGTTGTCAAGCCCATAAGTTTGCCCTTGTTCTTGAAGATTTCCTCGTAGGTGTCCAGACGCTTGAGCGCGGCCTGACCGATGCTCTCGATGCTCGATGATGTCTCGGAGTCTGCGGCAACGGCCACGAGGGCCTTCTGCACGGATTCTCCGAGGTCATCGCAAGTGACCGGATCTTCTGCTGTTGTGATAATCTTCTTTGCCACGGATATAGCGAGTCGTGCGGTATGCTTCTTCTTGAGGATGTCAAGATATTCCGCGCTATTGCTTGCAGTGGGAAGGAAACAATGAAGCTCAGCGATGTATGCCGCGCCCCCGATAGACTCCAGCACCCCTGCCTTGTTCAAGGCCTCCGACAGGGTGATGAGGTCACAATCCTTGCCCTCCTTCCAGAGTCCCATGATGCCATCGAAGATAGCTTTGTGGCGGGGCTCAAAGAATAGGCTTGACTTCAGGTGGTCGGCGTGTTCGTCAACCAGCTTGATGTTCTGCATGAGAGAGCACAGCAAGGCCCTCTCGGCTTCTGATGATGCGGGGGTGGTCACTTCTTCTTAGCGCGAGGGGGCTTCTCGGTCTTCATAGCCCAATACAACTGCACTTGGGCGAGGAAGGTTTTCTGTGCGTTCCGGATGCGGTCCTCGTTATAGAACTTGACCTCGAAATCCCCTTCCTCCTTCTTGCCAATCCGGATGATGCCCCACTTGGAGATAGATGCCTCGCTGGCGTAATCCCAAAGCAACGTATACCCCGCGATCTGGCGGATGTACGAGTCGTTGATGCGCTTAGAAGTCTTGACATCCAGAAGGATCATATTCCCTTCGGGGTCGTGAGCAACGAGGTCAATCGTTCCTCCGAAGCGATGCTCTGGATGAACAAGCTGGGCCTCAGTTGCAACCTTGGTGAACTTGTTCTCCTCCCAAAAGTTCATGAACTTGTCGTAGCAGATAAGAGCCTTGGCGCACTCATCCTCGGTGTAGTCCGATAGGTCAGCAACCTGACCGTTCAGATAGCACTCGACCATGAAATGCGCGATGGTCCCGATGTCTGCCGCTTTGTCCCTCTCCCTGCGGTAGTCCTTGCCTTCGGTTCCCAGCTTCCATGCCCATGCTATCAGGGGTTCGGGGCTGTCTCCGATCTTGCAAATCGTACTGCCTCCGGGGACTTCCTCCCCGTCAATCGTCAGATACTTTTGATGTTCCCTATATCGTTCAAGTTTTACTTTTTCCATAGGAGGCTACGAATAGCTAGACTCCAACTGGTTTTCAAGAACAAAGTTCTCCCAATCCTCATCGTCAGCGGGATCGTCTCCCAATGCCGCCCCGAGTCCGCTTTGGTGGATAAAGAGATCGACGAGAAGGGAGAGCGCGTCGGCCCTGTCGGGGGAGCCCCCTTTGGTGCGCTTCTTGAGTTCTCGCTTGCTCTCGATGAGCATCTTCTCATTCTTGAGGGAGTAGATCCTAGCGCAGAGTTCCCGCGCCGTCTGATCGTCCAGCCCCCTCATGCGCCCTGCCATGATGACGGATCGCATTTGCCCCCATAGCTGGGAAACCCTATTGGAGTATACGTCCTTGGCGGATCGGTTGTCCTCCATGCTCACGGCAACATCCGTTGGTCCCCCGCCAAATGACACGCGAATAAATCCTCCTTGCCAACGCTGGCTAATTATGTCAGCGATGCCAGCACCCGCGCCAGTGGCGTCAATCGCGAAGTCCTGCGGCTTGATTTCATGCCGCTTCAGAACGTCAATGGTCTGGTCCGCGATCTGGTAGAAGATCGGGTAGTCATCGCTCTCTTGCAGGGACAAGCGGATTGTCTCCCCTAAGTCAAGCGTGATTTCATTGTCAATAGTTTTCCCAACATTCCCGATGCGGAGAATACACTCGTCGCCATCGGTCGTGAAAGCGGGGTCGAGCGCGGCGATCTTGCGGATATTGCCATCGGCCCATACTGCCTTCTCCCTAGCACCCCCGTCAGCAATCGTAGGGGCGTCTAGGATCGTGTTTCTCACGCCTCCCTTAGACCACATACCCCTGCAATAAGAATTCCATTCTAGGGAGCCCTCACCGTAGTTCTTCTTGATGATGTCGATATTCTCCTGAGCGAAGAGATAGGGGTAGAGGGTTCGTCCTGCCTTGACGTTGGGCGACTTTAGCCCGTCGAACCGGACGCATACTCCGGTCTTGGTCTCCCAATACTCATCGTCATCATTAAGGCTTCCCCACCCCATGCGGGGCTCGCAGAATAGCCCGTGAGGGTCGAACATCGAGCTAGCGTTGGCAATGGCGATGAAGTGATAAAAGTCCGTACCTACCTGAAGGTTTGCCCTAGCCGAGAAGATGGCCGGGTTGGTCTGGGCGGCTTCGTCAACAACAATTACCATTCTGGGTAAGTGAACGCCCTGAAGTTTTCCCACTGCCTGCTCCACGGCTCCGGAGTCTACGGCAACCGCAATAATGGCACTCCTATCGTCCCCCTTCTGGAACTGGATCTTCGTCTGGGAGTCAACGATGTTCAGCCCAAATAAGGGATGGACAGGGAGCGTGAAGCGCATCATTTCCGACCAGATGCGCCCACGCAACGAAGGAACCGTAGTGGAAGTCAAGGCTACACGGGTAGCCATTGGCTTCGCCAAGAACTCGATAAGGGAGAGAAGGGTGAACGTGAAGGTCTTGCCTGCCGCCGCGCACCCTGTAACTCCAATCTCCTCGTAGTTCGTCCAAGCCCACAGAGCCAGTTCATTCCAATCATTCCAGCTAGCCATGACATGAGGCCATAGCATACCAATGCAGTGCTTGATATGCTGGCCCCGACTTAACCCGCTGTAAACAGACGGGTCTTTGTCGGCAACCATGAGTAGCTCTACCTCAAGTTGGGAAACCTGAGGGAAAGCGGAAAGATCCAGCCCGTAGGTCTGGAGACTCATCAGAGATTCCTGAGACGATTACGGATAGCGTCCAGCCCAGAGACAGGCTTACGGGCTACCGTGTCATCGGACTCATCATCCGTGGAGGCTCGCTTGATACGGGGCTCAACCGAGGAATCCTCGCGAACCCTGTTCTTATAGCGGGAATTCTCGGCGCGGAGCTTGTTGTTCTCCGCAATGAGATCCTCGGCAATAACGGCAAGGAATGGGGCCGCCGCCATCTTGTTCGGGGAGGCAGTGTTCATTACGATCTTCCGGGCCTCTTCCAGCCTAGCCTGAACGCGCTGATTATGCTCCTCGTTGTCGGAGGTGCGGAAGTATTCCAGATTCTTCGCGAGATTGGCGGATACCCGATCAAAGAGCCTGTTTGTATGCTCCTCGGCCTTGATACGGGAGGTCTCGTCCTCCTGAATGAACTCGCTGTAAGTCTGCTTGTAGTTGGCAATAGCCCCCTCAAGACTCTCGCGCTTGCCTTCGGCGTCCTTGATAAGGGACAGGAACTCGGAGGCGGATGCCCCTCCACCGAACACGGCGTCGATATACTCAACGCGCTCCTTGCCCTTCAGGGACAGGGCCCGGTTGGCAACGTCCTCGTCCTCGGCAAATTCCTTCGCAAAAGCCGCCGCGCTAGCAACTGCCTTCTCATAAGGTTCCTGAAACTTGCTCTGAAACTTGGGGCTCTTCTCAAAGGCAGTCTTCTCAAGGGTCTCCTCAAGCTCCCTGACCTTTGCCTCATACTCGGCAAGCTTGGCCTCCTTGCTCTTGACCTCGTTCTCGTAGGTCTCAGCCTTCTTACGGAGGTCAGCAAAGTTCTCTTCCTTGCTCTTAGGCTTCTTGTCCGCTACGGGCTCTTGTGGCTCGTCGGGATCGCTTAGGAGGTCAATGTCATCAAGGGAGAACTTCTCCTCGACGGCGGCCTTCTTGGAGGCCTTCTTGGTGTCCTTAACGGGCTCCTTTGCGTCATCTTCCGTAGCAGTGGGCTCCGGATCGGCTTCTCCGCGATCCAGATGCTTGAGGAACTCGTCCGAGTCCATCTCGATGACATCCTCAGGGCTGGTAACCTGAGTCGGGTTCTTCTCAAGAGCGGCGTAATCAATAGGCTCAAGCTTGGGCTTATTGTTAAGCTGTCGGTTCAGTACCGTCTCAAAGGACTCTTCTGGTCCAGTGTTATCGACGGGGATTGGTTCTGCTGATGCTGTTGCTGATGCGAGGTCCATAATTATTCAGGTTGATAGGTGGGTTGAACGTCTGTCAGTTCCTCCTGCTTGAGAGCAAGGTACTTCAGGTCTGCGATAACGGAATTCCTTCCGCTGTCGTAGCCGAAAAATACATGGGCTTTATCGGCAAACCTCTCAAGCATGGGGCCGTTGCCAACGGTCTTAGCGAGCGTATTTGCTTCGATAATAGATAGCGCGGCAGTAAATACCGGACTATTGAGGATTTGATTTAGCTCTGCGGCTAGATCGGGACTGTCATTCCATTCTTTTACGGTCATTTCATTAGTTTGGTTTTATCCGGAAGAGGATCATCCGTGAAGGTGATGCCATGTTTCTCTCCCTTGGCGATTTCGTCAAGGGCTTCCGGAATTGCTTCTGCGTGGATCTTGACATCAAATCCATCGACGCCTTTAGCGTTCTCTTGGCAATGCTTGATTGCCTCCTCGATGGTATTGCCAATCCCCACTACCGCGCCGATCTCAGGCATCTTAACGCCCTCGGTAGGTACAATATAGGTCTGATCTTCGATGACCGCACAGTTGCGCCATTTGACGAACTGAGCGATCTTGGGATCTGCGGATACAGGACACCAGTGTTCCTCGGCAAAAGAACTCTTGATAATAGCAAGGGCTCCGTACTTTGCCTTCCACTTGGGCTCCACTAGAACACCTTCCGCACCAGCCTCAATGATCTCACCAAGGTTCTCAATAAGCTCGTGGTAAAGCTCACTGGGAGGCAGGGGGCCTCTGGTGGTCAGGTCGATGAGGTAGGGCGTCCCGTCCTCGGTGACTCGGATCTCCGTGCTGAAGAACTGCCGGTATTCAGCCTCCTTCAGGAAGGGAGCAAGCTTTTGATTG